GATTGGTGTTGATGTAATAAGAAGGATTTTTAAAGTTGTCGTTATCTACAACCACTTCATAAATGCCTATTGCTTCAAGTTCATCGCTAGACCAAAGCATAAAGATATTTTGTGGATAAGATACATCCCCAATGGTTATTGCTTTAGGTCTGGTGTAAACCTGAGTTACTTGATTGTTTTCTACTAATGCCCACATATTAATTCCTATTATATATTATCTTGCTGTTGTTGGTATACCTGTTGATGTTGTGAATGGATTTTCTGCAAATGCCATATAGATGTATGTTCCACCTGATGCGTTCATACTTCCAGCAGATGTTCTTATTTTAAATCCGTTTGATAAATGGTCTATATAATCTGCAGCACTTCCTTCTGCATCTGCTAAATCTGCATACAATCTTGGATTTGCACTATTTATACCTCTTGCATTATCAGTAATAATCCAATTATTTGCACTATCACTTCTTTTAACTATGACAAACTCAGGTTTAAACCCCGTATAGACAAAAGTACCATTTGCATTTCCATTACCGACATACTTGCCAAACTTGCTGTAGCCTTGTTTAGAAGCAAAACAATAGGCTACATAATTATTTCCACTAGCATTTGTATCAGCAAAAGCCTTAACAGCAATAGTAGTAGATGTTCGTGTAGTAGTTCCCCAAATGTTTGATGCAAATTCAACTGCATCAGTTAAATTTAGTTTTAGCCTGTAATCTTCAGGTGATGCTGCATCTAAATCTTTGTGAAAAACTTGCCAATTAGTAGCAGTATCTCTATTTTTTACAATCATCATATCAAGAGTAACTCCAAGCCCATGTCCTATCTTTGTGTCATTAGTACCATTTCCTGTATAAGTAACTATGCTAAACCCTGCATCTTGATTAGCTTGAACTGTAGTTGTAATATCTCCATCCGTATTGCTAACAGTCGTACCACCGTTGGCTTTCCATTGCCATGCTACATAGTTAAATGCATTAGTGTTCACAAGACTGGAAGTGCCTACTGAAAAGCCATCACTATTGAAAGCTGTAACCCTGTCTGTATGTGATTCTTCAGCAGCAGTTGAGTTAGAGTAAATTCTTTTGCTAGTTCCTCTTGTGGAATCTGTCCATGCGTGAAAACTACTATCGCTTCTTGATTTTATCCATAGCAAATCAGGTTGTAAATCGCTATTGCCATCATTGGTTATGGATTGTGCTGAACCTGTTCCAGCATATAATTGTGTCTGAAAATATGCAGATGGGTCGTCTATATTTGTATAAGCCATTATCCGTACTCCGCTAAATTTTTAGTGCACATTGCATAAAAACCACTTGGTGGTGCGTATTCAAAGTTACCATATCCCGAAGAATCAGAATTTCCTGATGCGATTGACATGGTTGTGTAACCCCCAAAATTTGTTTCTATAACATAACTTGAGTTAGCTGTTTCTATTCTACCAGCAGGTACAACAAAGTTACTTGTAAAATTACTAGCAGAAGAAAAATCATACCCACCTGTACCTGTGGCTGGATTACTAGTTCCACCCCAACTTCCATTGACTGCCATGTAAATTTTATAATTATCCATATCTAATGCAATGCTAACAATATCTCCATTAGTCCAATCGGTTGCATCTGTAGAGGTGCTAGTTCCGTTATAATACCAATTGCCTAAGATTGTTCCTATTCCTTGAGCGTTCATCCCTAAATACCAATAAGCTGTATCTCCTGCCCATCTTACGCCATTTAAAGCAGCAACCCCAACCATAATTCCACCAGTTCTGTTAGGCTTAGATTCCCAGTACCATTTTCCACTTTGTACAGCCATAGAGCCTTCAATTGCAGCATAGTTTGTACTTGCATATGCTTCAGTTGCTCCTTCTACAATAACCTGACCAGTTCCATAATTTGTATTCCACCCTGTTTGCAAAGGATTCCAAGTAGCAAAATTATTAGTAGGTGTGTCAGTTGCTTGGTCTGCGGCTGTGATGTTGTATAAAGCAGTAAAGTTATTACCATTACCACTAACATCAGCTCCTAAAGCAGACGAATCTTCAAAATCAAGATGATAACCCTGTACACCAAAAGTTCCATCATAGGCTTTAGGTTTCCAAATACCACTATTTGAGTCAAACTCACCAAACTCTGTTGGTGCTAATTGCTGACCATCTATTAAATAAAATTCTGAATAATACCCACTTTGTGATTGTGCATTTGACCAACCTAAATAATGACTTGTGTTAACGTCATACAAGTCAATATCATTATTTTGTGTTCCATAATTTTCACTAACACCCCAATCTGTTACTTGCTCTCCATTTAGATAGACTTTAACTCTATTAGAAGCAGTGCTTTGAGTTGTATCAAAAGCTACAACGATATGATACCAAGCTGAAGTGTCTCTAGATTTACTACTTGAGCGTAAATTAATCCCAGCAGTTGAGCCAAGAATATATATTCCATCATTTTGGAAGCCTATCCAAGTAAAATTAGAATCTGCAAGAAAACAATAGAGGTCGCCACTTGATTGCAACTCTGTTCTTTTAAGCCAAAAAGATATGGTTGCTATTTTTGTGCTAGTGGGTGTTCCAGCACTTGTTATATTCGCATATGTACGCTGCATCCTTTCAGCATTATCAGCTTCAATCTTCAAAGAGTTATCAATATCATACCCAGTAGATATGCTTCCTCTGTTTGCTGTACGCTGTAGCGTTTCCATATTAGGTTTGTGCTAGGTTTTGAACTCTACCAATTTCCTGCCAAACTGAGCCATTGTATCTAAAGCTGAAGATGTCAGTCTTGTTGGCTGTAGCTGTTACAGTAGGTGCAGTTGATGCTGCAAATTCAAAGACTGTGTTCCAAGCCACTGTGTAAGGTGTACCACCTTGTGCTATCTCTACAGAAATAATTGCACCTTCTACAGCGTTAGATGGTGCTGAGAAAGTCGTATTTTCTGTGGTTGCATGATAAGCGTTGGCTGCTGCTTGTGCATCCCAAGCTACTGCGTTAGAGCTTGAGGTGATTGCAACTTGTGTAATTTTTGCTGAAGTTGATGCGGTTGCTACTGTAAAGACTCCAGTTGATGCTGAAGATCCACCAATCGGTGTACCATCAATTGCACCACCATTAACATCAATGGTTGTAAAACTTGCTGATCCAGTTGAAGTTAAAGTACCACCAACTGTTAAAGTTTTACCAGAGCCAACATTGAGGCCCACACTTGTTCCGTTTCCTGCATCTGCAAAAAGACCATCCAAAGTATCGAGGTCGGTATTTAATTTTCCGCCCCAGGTATCAGTAGATGCACCGACTTCGGGTTTTGTTAAGTTTAAATTCGTTGTAAATGTATCTGCCATATTGTTATGCCGCTTGTTCTTTTGTTAATTGAGTCCAGGTCGTGTCAGGATTCTGTATTACAGTCCATTTTAGACCACCACTTGCTGAAAATCCACTTAATTCTTGATTAGGAAGACCACCTGTTACTTTACCTCTATCGATCTGTCTACCAATAGCTGTAAAGTCTGAAGTCTCTGCACCAGTTGCAGATGCTGCTATGGTGTATCGACCTGCACCTGTCATAGATGAGGTTTGTGCAATGGTTGCCGAACCTCTATCGATTTGTTTACCTATAGCACTCATGCCAGAGGTTTGTGCTATGGTGCTTGAACCAAGATGGACTCTATGGCCCACACTGGTCATGCTACTGGTTTGTGCTAGGGTTGCAGAGCCACGATCTACTTGAGTACCAACCGCAGACATTCCAGATGTCTGAGCAATGGTTGCAACACCACGATCAAGCTGTCTGCCTATCGCAGACGCACCTGATGTCTGTGCTATTGTTGCAGATGCAACTTGATACTGCGGAGTGCCATAAGCGGCAATTCCGTAGTTATATGAGCCATAGCCTACTGAGGCCATGGTATTAAGCTAATGTGATGTCTAAATCACCAGCATCAAATCTAAATACATCACCGCTTGTCACAACCTTAGATGTATCTAAGTTTGCATAGGCAAGTAAATTGCCACTGGTTAATGCATCTAAAATACCTACTGCAACTACAGTTCCGTAATCGGCTGTAGCTGTTGGGTATTCAACTGCTGCTGCGTTTGTCGCTGTTGTAGGGGATGTGCCTGAGACAGTAAAAGTAGAGGTTTGTCTTGCATAAGCTCCACCTGTTACTTCAGTACCACCGCCAGTATCATCAGGTGCTACTGTATACAATGCAACATACAATGTTGATGGTGCTGTATAAGCAGTACCGCCAAATACATGGTCAAGTACCTTGTCTTCTAAATAATCACTAAATCCAGCCATTTTCTATACTCCTAGTTATTACCAAAATAATAAATATCTTTTCTGCGTTTTCCGTAAGTTCTTCTTCTTTGCATTAAAGAACCTTTAGCAAACTCAGCTTTTTCTTGCTCTAGTCTCATTTCTTCTAAAGCCTTCTCGAACTGTGCTGTAAATAATGGCACTCGTTCATCTTCCATTAAATAGATAGAAGCGTGTTTTAATGATCCGTAAAGGTAAGCATCTGGATATCCTGTGGATAAAAAGTTACTCGTATTAGAATCGCTTAACGCATCTATCTTTCCGTAGTAGGTTAATTGTACTGTATAACTTCCGTCTGGGGTAGGTGCAAATTCAATTGAATCATCTACCAATGCAAAATAAATAGGTTGCCCTGTTACATTGTCATTAGACTTTCTATAAACATCCATGGATTCAATGGATTGTTGAAACAAAGGTGAAAAATCACCGCTATCAATTTGTAAGTTTATGGCTTCTAACCAATCAGTTGGTACTGCAAGATATTGACCAGTAAGAGTTGCAGTGGCTCTTTTAATCATGCCTTTAACTCTTAATCTGCGGTTAAATTCTGCTTCTGTGCTATCTATAAATGTATCAATTGCATCTGTTAAATCTGAACGATTTAAGTAAGTTGCAATATTAGATTTTAATTCTGCGTATGTCATAGTTTACCCTGCCATGTCCTAAAGACTTTATTGTCTGATTTGTTTAACCATCTTCTCCATGCACTCATATCATTGGCCCATCCTTCTCGACAAGCTCTTTGATATACAACCAATGGCACTTCTGCCACATGGCGAAGATCTTTACCTGGCTTAACATTCTCTGCAATGTTTTTACAATGTTCGATTACTGGACTTACATCTTGGGTGGTATGAAATATATCTTTACCACCTTCAGTAATAAACTCGTTAGTAAAACCAGTCTTATGATCTATAACAGTTCTTTTAGCCATGCAAGAATTTTAACACAAAAAAAAGGGATGCCGAAACATCCCTTTAAGGTTCTTAACCGAGAACTTAACTTACATTAAGGTCAGCAACAACACCATGAGCAGCTTCGTTGGATACTTCTAATCCATACTCAACCACGATCATTTTTGTCATAGCATCGCCTATTGTAGCAATGTCAACTGTTTTGAAATCACGCAAGTAAGATACTTTTGCATACTCAGGATCAACCAACAGTAAAGATCTTTCTCTTGATCTGTTTGATGGAACGATTTTCAGTTCACCAAAGTCAGATGAGTAGATAGATACTGATGCTTCAACTGTGTTTGCATCGATCATTTGTCTTGCTTGAGTTCTACCTGTGAAACCAGAGATAACTTGTTTGTTATGTGGGCCACAAATAGCTAATGATGGTTCACCACCATTTTCAAAGCAAAGTTGTAGAACATCTTTAAGAAGATCCTCAGAAAGATCTCTTTGAGTTCCGTCAGTTGGAGCAGCACCGCCACCTGTTGATGCACCGCCAGTTCCTCTTGAATCGTTGGATGTAATCCAAGACTCGAAACCACCAGTTACACGAGCAGTTGAAGCGTCTCCAGTTGTTTTGTCGCCATTTTGACAAAGAGCTTCTTCCATATCTCTCTTAAGAGCTTTAGACATGATAGCTAGTTGGTGAGCCATTTCTGATCTCTTACCAGCAGGGTCTGAAGACTCTTGTGAGCCTGATACAGTTGCATCTCTTTTTGAAATCATAGCAACATTGCTAACTCTGGTTGTTGCAACTGAAGCAGATCTTGAAAGTTCAAAACCTTCTAGCTCACCTGTAGCAACTGGAGTTGCTAATACTTCTGTTTGCCAATCAAAGACAACATTGTTAATACTTCTTTTTCCAATTGATGACATAAACGGAGTTTGCATTGGAGAGATGTTGTAAATGATATTACTTAAATCTTCTCTGTCTGAAGTCGCGCTATATGTATCAAATGCGTTTGTTACTTTAGCCATTATATTTACCTATAAAATTATTTTAAAAATTGTTCAAAAACTTTAGCAGCATCCTGGACTTTTCCAGTTTTTGCTAAAACCTGTTTTGCTCTTTTCACAGGTGCTACCGATTTCTTTCTGGTAGTCGTTCCGGGTCGGGCTACTCTTGCAGGTGCTTTTTGCGTTGGTTTCTTCTTTGTGGCCTTAACTGTTTGAGAGTTTAGCCAAGCATTTCTTAAACCAAGCAAAGCACGATAATCATAAACTTGTGCTATCTCTTGTTCAGAGTAACCAAGCTCATTGACTGCATAGTCTCGAATCGCAGCTTTTTCTTTTTGGGCAACCTCTGGGGTTTTCCATTCCGGGATAATTTCTAAAAGTTTTTGTTGCGAGTATTGAACTAATTGTTCAAGTTGTTGTTGCTGTTGAACTAAATTCTCCTGCTGGAGTCTTTGTTGTTCAGCGTTAACTGACTCTAACTTTCTAACTTTTTCATCCCAAAGCTGTTTTTCTCGAACATATGCAATTGGATCATCTTCGTACAATGTATCCCAATCTGGTTCGTTTACCAATTCACCCTTTAATTGGGCCTCCATCTTTGGTAACAACTCTGCGTAAATCGCATCTCTTTGAGCAAGTTCTTGGGCTTGTTGCTCAATCGTTTTTCTTTGATTGGCAAGTTCCTGTGTCTTCCTCGTATAATCTTGTTGGCGTGAATAACCATTAAGGAGTTCGTCTTGCGTGACCTCTATCTCTTCGCCATCAACTGTGACTCTGTAGACGGGTTGCTCTTCTACCTCTTCAACTTCCGTTTCTTCTTCACCATCTTCTTCGTCATCGTATTCAAGATCTTCTTCATCGACAAGCTCTTCGTCTTGCTCTTCAAATTCATCAATCTCAGGTTCAATGACCTCTTCAGCTTCCTCTATGACTGCTTCTTCTTGCGTGTCCTCTTCAGGGGCTAAGAAACTTTCAAATGCCGAGGTAGCTAATTCACCTTCGGTTTGTAAAGCAGTCGGTTTTCCGTTATTGCTCATATAAATACTCCTATATTGTATTTAGGGATATTTTATATCAAGAATGTGTAAAAGGGAAAGTTTTAGGCTATGTTACGAATTTTATTAATGTTGGCTTTTGTGAGTTTGCCTTTCTCAGCCATGATGCGTAAATGTCTTTCTACTTCTGGGAGAAGTAATAATGATCTGTGGAAGTCTTCTCTAACTGCAACATCATCAATGCCACGAGAGTTTAACCAGTGAGTTATGTATTCGTTTTTAAGATTTTCTATTGCCTCTTTAAAGACATCAGAATTTAAAATTCTTTCAGCTTCTGCTGCTTTAACTACTTCTTCGTGTGTGACTGACATTAGATTCCAAATAAACCACGAACTTTATCAGCGGCTTTATTTTTTAAATCTTCTTTAAAGCCTGTAAAGTCTTTTTGCATACCTTGCAATCCTGAGATACCTCTACCTATACCACCAAGTAATCCTGTTCTTGGCTCAACATTAGGCTGAGAGATTGGTATGTTTCCAATCGGTGGTTGCTGTATTCGAGAATAGTCTATTTGTGAAAAATCCATATTTTGATATGGTAAATTTTCTAAAAAGTTAATACCCGGTAAACCACGAGGATTGAAACCACCAAAGTTAAAACCTCTATCGAGATTTTCATAACCCGGTATTTTACTGTAATCAAAACCTCCATCAAAACCCGGTTCTACTGGGCCTGTGATTGGTTCTTCTATAACTGGTTGCGGTAATGGTTGAACTGGTAGTTCTGGTAAAACAGGTCTGTTTAAATCTGCTTGTGTGTAACCACCCGGTTGATCTGGAGAATAACTAACACCTGATGCAATCATTTGTGATGCTGGTATTCCACCTGCTATTGATCTTGCATAATCAAAACCACTTGAATAAGTTGGGTCTGTGGTTGGAGCTGTAGTTGTTTGACTGCCCATTCCCAAAAGCTCTAATAGTTCTGGGTTAATTCCTGGATATCCTGTGAAGTTCATTTGAGTATATTATCAATCAGTGATTAATTTGTCTATTTTAGCATCAAGTTTGTCTAATTTGTCGAAAATTCTTTCTAACTCAATACTGAAGTCTTTTTTGCTGACATATTCTTTTGCAATCTCTTCTCGAGTTTTATTAAGCAAAATACCTTGTCTTTGTATTTCTGAGCCATGACTTTTAATAAAGTAAAAGATTGGAATGATTACCAATGGAATGATGATATCGAAGATTAGTTCCATATCACCCATTAGAAATCAATAGCTCCAGATATGAGGCCTTGGGCGATTAGCTTCAGCTTTGCCGATATCGAGGTGTATAAATCTTCCATTGCCTTTTTGATTGACTCCAATTCCTGTGAATCCGTAACCTTCTGCTGCGGATACTATTTGTAATGCTTGTTTGTGACTGCAACCAATATCGACTGCAATGCCTAAATTATGAGTACCTGGTTTGTTTTTTTTCTTTTCCACTGGATGCTCTGAACATCTGTATCCTGATGTAATAACAAATGGAAAACCTAAGTCCTCTCTAAGTGATTGTAGCTTATCTATTAACTCATGTTCAATCTTATTTTCACCACAATGCTTACAAGCAAACTCTTCTAACCTAAAATTCTTCCACTTACTCATTTTTTATCTTTATTGCTTGATCCAAAATAAAAAGATATTACTGCTGAAGCTATACCTGATAAATAACCAAGAATTAACATAACAATATCGTCTGAAGAATCATCAATAGGATATGCAGTAATCATAAATATGTAACCAATAAAGCCAACAAGAGTTAATGAACCTAAAAATTTAGGAGTCCAATCATTGCTAAACTTTTCTCTAGCGTGTTGTGTATCTTTGGTTTCAAGAGAATAAATATCTATTTCATATTCTTTCATCTTTAATTGAAAATCTTTCTCAGCCTTTTTAAGTTCAACCATTTGCTCGGTTGTTAGATTGTTGATAGCTTTTTCTAATTCTATAGGAGAGTTTTTAACACCTAAGACTTGAGAGAGTATTTGACCAGCTTGTCCGCCTAGTGGCCCACCTATAGCTGCACCTAGTGTTGGAGCAAGACTGCTGACTATGTTTTTAATTTTGTTTAGTTTCATTTTTCTTTTTTAGTTCCCTCTCTTGTAACAAGAGCTTTAATTCATGCCATCTGTAAAATCTTTTATTAACATCATCCCAAAACATTCCTTTATAATCCCAAACCTCATTACTCATCGTTTTTCCTGTGTAGTTTAATAAAATACTCTGCATCGACTAATGCCAATGGCTTAGTGTTGTTTCTCTTTATTATAACCAAAGGTTCGTAATCTTTACAGTTAGTACAAGACTGTTCATAAGCCTTCCAAACATTAACTGCTTGTTGGTTTTTACATTCGATGGAATAAGGAAATTGTTTGCGTGATTGAACACCCATAATGACATCTTCACCAGAAGATCCCATAGGTCTTGATTCTAAATCTTCAGGATCAAAACCAAGTAAAGCAACGAGTTTATCAACAACCCATTGCTGTAGTTTTCGACCCTTGGCTTTTGCCGAGGATGGTCGCACTTATTTTTTCTTTTTTTTGTATGAAACTTTTACACCTTTTTTCTTAGCAGCAGCTTTAGCTTGTGCCATTCCTTTAGGTGTATATGAGTAATGTTTTTTTCCTACTTTTGGCATGGTTACTTCCTTTTCTTTGCAGTCTTAGCTGCTTGTTTAAATGCTTTAGCAGATGGCGCACCTTTAGTGCCGGGCTTTCTCATTGTTTCCTTTGATCCAGCTTTTATCCTTTTGCGTTTAGCATGAATGTTTGCGTATAGTCCTTTTGGCATAATTTAACTCCTTACCACTTTACTTTATCAGCCCAATAAGCTG